GGGATGGCCAGGGTCCCGACACCGGAGGCGAACCGTTCCGCGGCGGAGGCGGCCTGGTCGATGTCCTTCCCGGCGTTGGCGGCGTCGACCGCGATCCGCACCAGCAGTTCCACACTGGACGCCACGTCGTGTTCACCTCCCCTTGCGCATGGCCTTGGCCTGTTCGGTCAGCACGTCTATCACGGTGGCCAGCACCTGATCTGTCTCGTCGCGCCATTGCGCCGGTGCGGTCGACGTCGCGACCGCGATCTCCACGATCAGCCGGGACCGGGTCCCGGCGGGGTAGGGGCCGCCCGCTGGTCACCCACGTTCGATATCTCCCGGGTGGTGGCCTTGAACCGGTCCCAGGTGACGTCCTGGTCGATCACCCCGGTCCGGCGGGACGCGGCCCACGCCAGGAACGTGAGCCACCGGAACGGGGCGTCCCCGGGGCCCTTCCACCGGTGGGTGGCGGCGGTGTCCTCGAACAGCAGCAGGTCGGGGTTGAGGGCCTGCACCTCGTACGCCTCGCCGGTGCCGGGGACGACCCGGATGAGCGGGATGGACAACCCGGCCCGGTCGACCGGCACCTCGAGCGGGCCGTCGGGCAGCTGGACGTCGTTCACCCGGTCCGGGACCAGGGTGACGGGGTGCCCGGTCACCGGCCCCGGACCTTGCTCACGGCGGCGGTCAGGGCGGCGGTGTAGGCGTCGGCGACCCGCCCGGCGGAGTCGGCCAGCGCGGAGGTCAGCGCCCTTGACGGGCTGATGGAGTGCCGGGCCCAGCCGTACTCCTGCACCCCGGCGTAGACCAGGTGGGAGCCGATACGGACCCCGGTGTCGGCGGGTTCGGCGGTGAACGAGGCGGCCAGGGCACCGGTGCGGCGCCGGGCCCGGGCCCGGGCCAGTTCCACCACGGCGGCACCGGCGGCGGTGTGCCCGGCGACCAGGTGCCGCACGTCGTCGGCCAGGGCGTGCACGGTGCGGGCGAAGGTCGCCCCGCCGAGCAGCTCCACCCGGGCGGTCACGCGGACGCCTTCGCGGGTGCGGTGGCCGGTGGGACCCGGGGTCGGCGGACCCGGCGGCCGGTGGCGAACACCGCGGTGGCGCCGGTGGGGAACGTGTAGGTGACGTCCCCTGAGATCTTGAACTCGAAATCGGAGGCGAGGGCGTCACCGTAGGCGTCGGCCCCGAAGTCCAGCGGGTCCAGGATCAGGGTTCCGGCGGCGGCGGTCCCGGCGTCGGTGGACGGGGTGAAACTGAACTCCTGCTGACTGCCGGGGGCGCTCCAGGACAGGGCGAACAACCCGGCGGCATCCTCGGCGTCGACGTTGATGTTCCCGGACAGGGCCGCGGTGTAGGTGACCGAACCGGGAAATGTGCTGCCGCACAGGGTGTTGATGTCCTCACCCTCGTTCTTACCGGCGGCGATCCGGACACCGTTGACCATGCAGGAGACGTCGATCTCGGAGCCGACGGCGCCGATCTTCAGCTCACCCGGGCCCAGGTAGACGGGTCCGGCGTACACAGGTGCTGTCATGGTGTTGCTACCTCCCGGGGTTGGCGGACGTGCTCGGTGAAAGTGATGCGGTACGCGGGCAGCGGGGCCGCCTGGTGCGGCACCAGCAGGTCGGCCGGGGCGGCCCGCACCGTGATCAGGTGCAACGCCTCGGCGACCTGGGTGACCAGGACGGCCAGGTTGGGCAGGTCGATGTTGCGGCCCGCGGCGCCGGTCACCGCCCAGATCGTGAAATCGCACTCGAAGTCACCGCGGCCGAACCGCCACGCCACCGCCGGGGGTGCCACGTACACGCACGGCGGGTTCAGGTCCCGCTCGTCCATGGTGGCCCTGATCCCGGCGGCGGTCAGCCGGTCCACCACCGAGGTCACGGCGTCGGCGATGTTCACCCGACACCCGGGGCGGCCCACACCCCGGAATGCAGGGCGCGGGCGATGTCCGGGTCGTACCTGGACACGTAGGTGACGGACTCCCCGAACGTCTCCACCCCGCCGGGGGAGTTGCGGCGGCGCACCAGGCGGGCGGCCAGCATGACCGCGGCCTGGTACACCTCGGCGTCCGGGGTGTACACCGGCCCGGCCACCAGTGGGGCCGGTACCGGGTACAGGTCCGGGCGGGCCCGCTGCACCTGCGGTTCCACCGCGGCGGCGCACCTGGTGACCAGGGCGTCGTCCGCGGTGTCCGTGCCGGTGATCCGCAACTGTTCCTTGACGTCTGCGACGTCCAGCCAGGCCGGGGTGAAGTCCATGCGCTTTACGGGACGGTGGTCACGTCGGCGACGATGACGCCGCGGGCGTCGTTGACCAGGATGGCGCAGTAGCCGAAGATGCCGATGTCCACGCCACCGTTGGGGATGTTCACGGCCTGCACGCGGAACGGGTTGCCGCGGGGTTCGTAGAACGTGACCGCCCGCCGGTCACCGCCCAGGACGGTGTTCGGCGGCAACGTCGGGTCCACGAACACCCGCAGGTCGGCGGCCGCGGCGGACCCGTCGGTCAGGTTCACGCTGCCCGCCGAGGTGGACGAGAGCCACCATGGGGCGTCGGCGGCGGTCATCCCGGTGTAGTCGCCCCAGACGTCGGAGCTGGCGGCGATGAACGAGGGGCGGGCGCCGATCTTGGACAGTTCCGCGGCGATGGCCTGCAACCCGGCCATGAACCCGGCCGCGACGATGGGGGTGCCCTCGGTTTGCAGGGTGTCGGAGACGTACGCCTCCTGTTTCTGCCCGTAGTCCATCGCGGCGGCGGACAGGATCGCGGTCAGCAACGATGAGTCGCCCAGGTCCACGAAGATGCGGTCCACGTCCCACCCGCCCGCGTGCCGGACCGCGGACGCGGTGGCCGGGCCGAAGGTGACCGGGCCTGAGGGGATCGGGGTCTTGTTCCCGGCGTAGGGGCCGACCACCGGCCGGGTCCCCCACTTCCACCCGTTGATCGTCATACCGGTCAGCACCCCTGAGGACACCGAGTTCACATAGGGCCGGTTGTCGTTCACCGGTGTCCACAACTCGTCCACCCATTGGGGGCGGATGAAGGCACCGTCGGAGGTGTCCGCGGCCGGGACGATGTCGGTCAGGGCGGCGTTGATCCGGTTCGCGTCGGTGCTGGTGCCGATCACGGAGGCGACCCGGGCCATGGCGGCGTCCAGGGACAACCCGGTGCGGCGGCGCCGGTTCGCGGTGAGCGCGGCGGGGGCCCGGGCGGCCCGGGTGCCCGGCGCCGGCGCCGGGGGCGGTGTCGGGTCGTCGGGGTCGTCGGGGTCGTCGGGGTCGTCGGGGTCGGCGGGGTCGGCGGGATCACGTTCCGCGGCGATCCGGGCGTCGGAGAACGCGGGCAACGGGACCAGGGCGATCGCGACCAGTTCGGCGGCGACCAGTTCCCCGGCGTCGTCCAGTTCGGCGTCCTCGAGCTCGACGGACATGGCGTCCCGGGTGCCCTCCCGGGCCTCGAGCAACGCGGCGTCACCGTCCGGGGTGGCGGCGATGTGCAGTTCGGCGACCAGGCCGTCGCCGGTCTCCCGCAACGCGGTCACGTACCCGACGGGGCGGGCCCGGTCGTGACCGGAGAACACCTTGATCCGGCGCAGGTCCGGGGCCCACGTCACCCGACCGGCCGAGGCGCGGACCCGACCGGCCGAGGTGCGCCCGTCCGCGGCATACGGAAGGGCCAGCCCCCGCAACGTGCGGTCGGTGGCGGCGCCGGTCGCGGCGCTCACCACCGCGTCGGAGGCGACCAGGGTCAACCGGCGGTGCCGGTCCACGGTCCGGTCGCAGAGCACCAGCGGCAGCGGGTTACGGGACATGTCGGGGTGACCTCTCAGTCGGGGGTGGGGACGCCGGTGACCGGCGCGAGTGTCGTCGTCAGGCTTGACGTGTCGAATCCGACCCGCTGACCGGCCGGGACGACGGTGTCCATGGACAGGGCGGCGGTGATCGCGTCCAGGTACGCGGACAGGCCGTAGTCCAACCACTGCTGGTTCCGGGACTCCTGGGTGGTGTAGGTCAGGGAGGAGCCGGTGGGTTCGGCGTCGATCATGGCGCCGGGGATGTTCGCGTGCCGGGCCACGTCCAGCGCGGACGCCTGCCGCCCGCCGATCAGCAGCT